ATTTACATTTGGCTGCGTAAAAACGGCACCAATGTGGCTAATACCGCCACTACAATCGCCGTCCAAGGCACGGCTGCACGTACCGTTGCGGCATGGAATTTTATTATTCAGCTTGAACCGACTCACTACGTTGAATTGATGTGGGCAGTTGATGACACAAGCATTAGAATTTTGGCAGCCAGCGCGACAAGCGTGTGGCCTGCGATCCCCTCGGTTATTTGTACTTTGACCCAAGTCAATAACCTTTAACCCCAATCCCCACAGGAGAAAGGAAAATGGCCCTAGATAGCGACATCAACAACGCCGACTCACAGTTGCACGTAGAGTTTTACGTTAAGGATTCTGGTGCAAACGAAGGCAGACCTTACGTTCGTATTATGGCTCCCGGTGACAAGACCAACATCATCGACCAACCGGTACGCGACGATCACAAGGAGCGATTTCCCCGCCAATGGCTGTATTTTCAGATGCAGCAGAATGAGGGGGCGGCAAACGAAATCGGCACCGCGCTATCGCAATGGCACAAGGACTACCCCGAGGAAATCAACCGGGATCAGATCGCAGAGCTTGCCATCCTAAAATTCTTGACTGTGGAGCAGCTGGCCTTGGCCTCTGACTCGCAGTTGCAGCGTGTTGGCATGGGCGGTGTGGGTTTGCGTGAACGCGCCCGCCTGTACCTCAACCGCAAGAACCGTTCAGACGCCAGCGCAGAGTTGGAAGATACCAAGAAGCAGTTGGCTGAATTGCAGGCGCAGATGGCCGAGTTTATGGCTGCTCAGAACGAGCAAAAGCGTCGCGGTCGGCCGCCTAAAGAACTTATTGCAGAGGGATAAACCATGTCCACAACCACGATGCTTCAACTCGTCCAGCAAGTTACTAACGAGTTGGGTATTGCGACACCGGCAAGCGTAGCAGGCAACAGCAACCAAGATGTTATTCAAATCTTGGCGCTGATGAACGCCTCCGGCTACGAGTTGATGCGTCGTGCGGATTGGCGTGAGCTAACGAAGCAGCATACGTTCTACACCGAGGCTATTTCGACCACGGGAACGTGGACGGATAGCGCCTATACCATCACCGGCATCCCCTCAACGGCAGGGTTGTCTACGTCCTACCAAGTGCAGGGCGTAGGCATCCCTAACGCCACCTACGTCACAAGCGTAGATAGCGCCACGCAGGTCACGCTCAACTACGAGCCGACCGAAGGCCAGATTAACGGTGAACTGATATTCCAGAAGGTTAAATACAACCTTCCCTCGGACTACTACAGCACGGTCAATCGTACTCATTGGGACAAGAGCAAGCGTTGGGAAATGCTTGGCCCCGAGTCCCCGCAACAATGGGAATGGTTGTTGTCGGGTTATATCTCAACCGGCCCACGTATCCGCTGGCGTCTGCTCGGTGCGTACTTCCAGATTTGGCCGGGTATGAACGCAGGCGAGTTGCTCGGCTTTGAGTACCGCAGCAACGGTTGGGCGCAGGCCGCTAACGGCAATCCGAAAACCAGCTTTACCGCTGATAGCGATACGTGCATCTACCCAGATCGCGTAATGGTGCTGTCTACCAAGCTCAAGTATTTTGAGGCCAAGGGCTTTGATACCACGGCGCTATACCGTGACTATTTGATGGAGTTGGAGACGGCCATTGCACAGGATGTGGCCTCGGCCAACCTGTCGTTTGCGCCGCGACCGGGTACGGTGCTGATCGGCTACGACAACATCCCTGACAGCGGCTATGGCACGGAGAGCCAATAAATGGCTCGGGTGCGTCGTCTCGTCCAGCGAGCCAACGCCAACGTGGCATCCTTGCCCGCCCCTATCGGCGGCTGGAACGCCCGCGATTCGCTCGCCAACATGGCAGCCACGGATGCCGTCTCGCTGGATAACCTTTTCCCCGGCGTCTCTAACGTCAATCTACGAGGCGGGTATAGCAAACACGCGACGGGGTTACCGGGGCAGGTAGAAAGCCTGTTTAGCTATGCCGGTGCTGCCAGCAACAAGTTGTTTGCAGCCTCGGGTACGGCTTTTTACGACGTAACGTCAGCCGGTGCGGTAGGCGCAGCAGTTGTTAGCGGTCTTGCTAATGCGCGTTGGGAATACGTGAACATCACGACCCCCGGCGGCAACTACATGATGTGCGTTAACGGCACAAACAAGCCGCAGCTGTACAACGGGTCAACGTGGACGGCCATTGACGGTGTATCTAGCCCTGCCATTACGGGCGTCACGACTACTACGCTGTCCAACATCACGCTGTTTAAGAACCGGCTGTGGTTTATCCAAAAGGACACCCTAAAAGCATGGTATCTGCCGACCCTATCGGTAGGCGGTGTAGCGCAGGAACTCGACCTGTCTGCCGTTGCAAGGCTGGGTGGCACCTTAGTAGCACTTGGTACATGGACAATCGACGCCGGTTACGGTGTAGACGACAACCTCGTATTTGTTACGGACAAGGGCGAGGTCATCGTCTATCGCGGCACCGACCCCTCTAGCGCCTCTACATGGGCGTTGATTGGCGTTTGGATGGTGGGTTCGCCTATCTCCAAGCGTTGCATGATGAAGTACGGCGGTGACTTGTTGCTGTTGACGCTTGACGGGCTGTTCCCGCTTGCCTCAGCGTTGCAGTCATCACGGCTTGATCCCAACGTGGCGCTGTCGGACAAGATACAGGGTGCGTTTGCACTAGCCGCGCAGAACTACAAGAACAACTTTGGTTGGGGGATGATTTACAACTCTCTCAACAACGCTTTGATCGTCAACGTGCCGGTTGCGACGGGCGGTCAAGAGCAGTTTGTAATGAACAACATCACAAAGGCGTGGTGTCGGTTTACAAACTGGTACGCCAACTGTTTCAACCTGCTAGGCGATGAACTGTATTTTGGCGGCAACCAATACGTCGCTAAAGCGTGGACGGTTAGCGGTACGGCTGGCTACAAAGACGACACCAGCAACATTGATGCTCGGGCGCTACAGGCGTTTAACTACTTTGATTCGCGTGGCGTAAAGAAATACTTTACCCGTGCGCGTCCAAGCCTGTTCAGCAACGGCCAACCGGCTATCAACATCGACATCAACGTGGACTTTGACCTTGCCCCAAGCACTTCAGCGTTGGCGTATTCACCGTCAACGTATGGCACTTGGGACGTTTCCACATGGGATGTGGGTATTTGGGGTCAGGACTCGGTGATTAGCAACAACTGGCAGGGCGTTACTGGCATTGGGTACTGCGCTGGCATCCAGTTAAATAGCAGCAGCCGCAATTTGTCGCTGCAATGGGCATCAACCGACATCGTGTATCAAATCGGATGGGCTGGAATATAGAAAGCAGCACAGAGGTGGGCGAGTGGGTCTGCTCCCAGACTGGGGGTGGATACCACGAAGCTCGTTCTAACGCCCTTGGGTTACGCAAGGACGGGGAGCTTGTCGCTGGCGTGGTGTACGAGAACTGGAACGGTCGTTCCGTGTTTTGCCACATTGCCATTGAAGGCCGCATGACCCCGACATATCTGGCCGCCATATTCGATTACCCGTTCAATGTATGCGGGGTTGACAAAATTGTTGTCCCTGTGTCAAGCGGGAATAGCAAAGCATTGCGATTAGTGGGTAAAATGGGGTTCACCGAGGAAGCGCGTATCCATAACGCCGACACCAACGGGGACATCGTGTTTTTAACTATGGCACGAGACTCGTGCCGGTTCTTAGGAAGGCGTTATGGGCAAAAGTTCACCGAAACCACCTCCGGCACCTGATTACGCCGCTGCGGCACAGCAGCAAGGGCAGGCTAATTTGGATGCGGCGCGGCTAACCGCCCGTATTTCTAACCCGAATGTCTCCACCCCTTATGGCGGTCAGCGCGTCACGTTTGGCAAAAGCGTGTTTGACGAATCTGGCTACAACAAGGCGATGGAGGACTACAACAAGCAACTCCAAGCCTATAGCCAGCAAGAAATCGAAGGCGCTGGAGCCATTGATCGCAGCGGAAACGATCCTTATGCGTTTGGGGTGTTTGGTGGAGGCGTAAACCGCGTTGGAGGCGTTGGAAAGCCGACTGCCCCGACCCGCGAACAATTTACCACAATGACGGATCAGGATACGCCGTTCATTGAGCAATTCCTTTCGCCCGAACAACAGAAAATTCTGGAGGCGCAGCAGCGGGTTGACATCGGCCTTTCGGGTCTTGGCGAAACCGCCCTAGGAACCGCACAGCGCGTTATAGGGCAGCCTTTTCAGCCTAACCTGCGTAACCTGCAAACCGAGCTTGGTGGCTACGGTAACGTGCAGGGCGCACCTGACCTTATGGGCATGGGTCAAGCCGGTGCTGACGTTAACGCCTACGAGTTTGGCGGTGCGCCTGACCTTTTTGGTTACGGTTCCGCTGGCGGTGGCCCTGCCGGTGGGTTGTTTGGCTTGGCGCAAGGTGGTGGACGCGACGTAACGCGGTTTGGCGTTGCTCAAGGCCGGGTACCGGTGGAGCGGTTGCAACGCGGTATTGATACTTCCAATTTGGCTGAAATGCCGGTGCAGGCGGGTACAACGGGTCAGCAGGCAATTCTGTCGCGTGTTGCTCCCGAGTTGCAGCGCCGTCGTCAAGCTCTTGAAACGCAGCTTGCTAACCAAGGCATTCCGCGTGGCTCGGAAGCCTATAACGAGGCGATCACCGAGC